TAGATTCTTGGTTTAGAACTATTGTAACACAAATGCTATCTGAAGAAGGTTTAGATACAGATAGAGAGATGGGATTTGTAAACGTAGTTCCAATTGATAAAAATAAGAGTTCAATCGGATGAGTATACAACCTAAAGACACAAGTAAAGGACACTTTTATGTAAGTTTAGTTAAAAGTGTATTACGAATTGGTGCAGGCGGTTTTTTGGTAGCAGGAAACTTGACAAGTGCAGGAATATTGTTTATACTAGCTGAAGCATTAGGAATTGTGGAAGAATTAGTATGAGTACATATGTTTTAGTAGATACAGCAAACACTTTCTTTAGAGCTCGTCATGTAGTACGTGGCAGTCTAGATGATAAGGTTGGCATGGCATTGCACATTACACTAAATGGTGTAAAGAAAGCGTGGACTGACTTTGATGCAGATCATGTTGTGTTCTGCTTAGAAGGACGCAGTTGGCGTAAAGATTATTACGAGCCTTACAAGCGTAATAGACAAGAAACTCGCGATGCGATGACTCCTGCACAAGCAGAAGAAGATAAAGTGTTTTGGGAAATCTTTGACGAGTTTAAAGAATTTATTGATACAAAAACTAATTGTACTGTTATGCGTCATCCGCAACTTGAAGCAGATGATTTGATTGCAGGCTGGGTACAATCACATCCTAATGACGATCATGTTATTATTAGTACAGACGGTGACTTTGCACAATTGATTGCTCCTAATGTACGTCAATACAATGGTATACAAAACGTTACAATTACACACGAAGGTTATTTTGACGACAAAGGCAAAGAAGTTATAGACAAGAAAACTAAACTGCCTAAGGAAGCACCTAATCCTGAATGGTTACTATTTGAAAAATGTATGCGAGGTGATACAAGTGACAACGTTTTCTCCGCTTATCCAGGCGTTCGAAAGAAAGGTACAAAGAATAAAGTTGGCTTACTTGAAGCATTTGATGATAAGTCCTCGAAAGGTTATAACTGGAATAATCTTATGCTACAGCGTTGGGTTGATCATAATGGTGATGAGCACCGTGTTCTGGACGACTACAATCGCAATGTAACATTATGCGATTTATCTGCACAGCCGGCAGATATTAGAGAGATAATTAATAATACTATTGCAGAAGTTGAGCCTAAAGATATATCACAAGTTGGTATGCGTCTTATGAAGTTCTGTGCTAAGTGGGATATGCAACGTATTGCAGATCAGGCAGCAGCTTATGCAACACCATTACAAGCGAGGTATCCTAAATGAATAAAATAAATGCAAAAGAAATTTTAAAAGATAAGTTTTGGATTGTAGAATCACAAGGTGAGAAAGTCGGTACTATCAGCTTGAATGAAGATAGGCAGTATATGCTTAGTAACACTACCGGTACTAGATTTTTTAAAAATGTAAAACAACTAGCAAAAAATTTAGATGCAGAAATTACATGGACATCAACCGAAACACCAGTTCACGATGTTAATTTAGAAGTACACGGGTTTCCTACAAGTTGTACTCCGTATAATCCTGTATTTGATGTACAAAAGAAACTTGCTCTTTTTACAAAGAGTGCTAAATCTAAGAGTTTGTATTGTGCAGGATACTTTATTATTCGTTTTGATAAAGGTTGGGTTAAATCCTTTTGTCCAAAACTTATTACAGTTGAACGTTACGAAACAAAAGGACCTTTCAAAACAGATCTAGAAATGAAACAGGTATTGTCAAGCGTTCCAAAATGATACACAAGTTAGATAGTATATATGTTATTAAACCTTTAAAAGAACATAACAAAATAAAAGATACAATTCTTCGTCTTATCAACGAACAAGAATTATACGAAAATCTTGTTGAGGAAGAAGACGGTGTAGATATTACAAAGTGCGATTGGTCTACTAGCCGATGGGATCGCGGCAGACCATGGGCACAAGAACTAATGACATATTTAGGCCCTCATCTAAATACTACTATACAAGAAATGGGTTATGTCGAATGTCAAGTACACGAACTATGGTTTCAACAGTATGCTAATAATAGCACACACGGATGGCATGTACACGGACAAAACTGGACTAACGTATACTACTTAGACATGCCAGAAGAGACACCTAAAACACAATTCATAAATCCATACACAAAAGAAATTACTGAATTTGATGTTAAGGAAGGTGATGTTTTAACATTTCCAAGTTACGTAATTCATAGAGCTCCAATTAATAAAAGTGACAAACTAAAAACAATTATTTCTTGGAATATGGATACTGAACTCAAACCAGGACTATATAAAAATGACTGATATTAATACCGTAGCAATACAGCAGTTCATATCAGCAGTTAAAGGTGCAGATGCAAAAAGAGCAAAAGAACTGCGTCTTGATATTGATACTGCTAAGAAACTTGCCTTTACTCTAGGCGAAGTAATGACTCGATTGAATGGTGACCTTGAACAACTGCTAAAACAGAAACAAGCACAAGATGACGTTATACAAGTACAGTTAGACGGCGGTTCTAACTGGAAGTAAACTACGTAGATAACTTCAAAAAGAGATAAATATATGCGTATATAATTTTAAGGAAACGCATATGAGTAGACCCAAACCAACGGTTCTTCTTGAAAACATAGACAAGAAAACTTACAAGAGTGAACAAGTTTTAAAGGCAGAAGCCATTTGGGCTGTATTTTATAACGGCGAGCCTTTCAATTTAAAAAGTTCTAATGTGCTAACTAACTATCCTGGACCTAAGTATAAAAAGGTTTCTTTTTCAAATCCAGGGCATGCACACAATCTAGCAAAAAAACTAAACGAAATGTTTAACTGTAAAGATTTCCAGGTTATGAAATTAACCAGCGGTGAAGTAGTTGAAGAATGAACTGGAAAGAAACATATACTAAAGTTTTTTTAAAACAATTAAACATTAGTATTTCCGAAGCAACTTTAGCAGAATACATGCCCTTATGGTGGCAAAATATCCGTTCTGCTGATGGCGGCCTAAGACTAACCGAAGATGGTTATCAAATGATTACTGAACAGTTAGATCTAGCAACATACGATGTTCCATTTCCAAAAGAGTTTGAACTTACTACACAAACTGTAATATTTTTGGATAAATTCATTACCTGCCCGTATTATCTTACCAAAAGAGGCATAATTGTAACAGACGAAAAAAAGGCAATGGAACTGCACCTTTTTAGTGGTGATGTAAGAAAGTATGGACTAGCCAAAGCACTCAATAGACAAAATAATTCATAATTTGGCAAAAAAGTAGTTGACAAACACCTTTATAGAGCGTATTATATATACATAGTAAGAAATTAAGCACTGATCCAAAAGAGGGAAAATACTATGGAAAATACAGCAACTCGCACCGTGAGCCCAAATAGCGCAAAAACTTCGATTAAACATGCGCTGACTAAGAAACGTCCAATCTTCCTTTGGGGACCTCCGGGCATTGGTAAGTCTGACATTGTTCAGCAAATTACCAACACACTTCCTAATTCACATTTGATTGACATTCGTCTTTCACTTTGGGAACCTACAGACATCAAAGGTATTCCGTACTTTGATTCAAACATTGGCAAAATGGTTTGGGGTGCGCCAAGCGAACTTCCAGACGAAGAATTTGCAAAACAATACGACAACATTGTTGTGTTCTTTGACGAAATGAACTCGGCAGCGCCAGCAGTACAAGCGGCAGCATACCAGTTGATTTTGAATCGTCGAGTAGGACAATACAAACTGCCAGACAACGTAATGATTGTTGCGGCAGGTAACCGCGAAGCAGACAAAGGCGTTACATACAGAATGCCTGCTCCGTTGGCTAACCGTTTCGTTCACTTGGAACTAGCAGTATCATTTGATGACTGGTTTGAGTGGGCAGTTAACAATAACATCCACCAGGATGTTGTAGGCTTCCTTACTTTTAGTAAGAAAGACCTTTACGATTTCGATCCTAAATCACCTTCACGTTCATTTGCAACACCACGTAGTTGGTCTTTTGTAAGTGAGCTAATTGAAGATGAATTAGACGAAAACACTACTACCGATTTGGTTAGTGGTGCAGTAGGAGAAGGCTTGGCTGTCAAATTCATGGCACACCGCAAGGTTGCCGCAAGTATGCCTAACCCTACTGATATTTTAGCAGGAAAAGTCAAAGAGATGACTACTAAAGAGATCAGTGCAATGTATTCCCTTACAGTGTCTCTTTGTTACGAACTCAAAGAAGCTTGTGATAGCGGCGACAAAAAATTCAATGAGAAAGTAAATAACTTCCTGCGTTTTGCAATGGATAACTTTGAAACTGAATTGGTTGTTATGGGTATTAAACTTGCAATCACTCAATATTCATTGCCTGTTGATCCGGATGAAATCGAATGTTTCGATGAATTCCATAATCGCTATCACAAGTACATTAACGCGGCACAGTCTGCATAAAATGGTTAAAGTGGGCTCATTTTGGGCCCACTTTCTCTTGACAAAGTACGTAAATACTGTTATTATACTACTATAAGCTAAACAAACGAGGTCGTTATGTCTACTAAAGAAACCGCAAGCAAACTAAAAAACTGGTCACCTGATCCTAATATTACACCGGAGCAGTTAGAAGAAATGCGTGTAGAAGTATACGATCGCATCGTAGTTGCTCGAATTGGTTTGCTATTGCGTCATCCGTTCTTTGGTAATATGGCTACACGTTTACGCATTTTGGCAGCAGATGATTGGTTGCCTACAGCCGCAGTAGATGGACGCAACTTGTATTACAACACTCAATTTTTTAATGCAATGGATAATAAAGAAATTGAGTTTGTTATTGCACACGAAATTTTACACATGGTATTTGATCACTTGAATCGTAGAGGTGATCGACATCCTATGCTTTATAACATTGCCGCAGATTATATTGTTAATAACGCACTAGTACGTGATAGAATTGGTTCTAAGCCTAAGATTGTAGATTGTTTCCAAGACTTTCAATACGACGGTTGGACTTCAGAAGAAGTATACGAAAAACTTTTTGAAGAAGCAAAAGAGCGTGGCAAAGAATTACAAGAACTTCTTGACGAGTTAGATCAAAAAGGTGAAATGCTAGACGAACACCTCGACGGCGGTGACGGAGATTCTGAAGAAGATAACGGCGAAGAAAAAGATTCAAACGGCAACGGTGTAAGTAAGAAGAAACCTAAATATTCAAAAGAAGAAATTAAAAAGATCAAAGACGAAATTAAAGAAGCTATGATCAATGCGGCGCAAACCGCAGGTGCTGGCAATGTTCCAGCAGGTGTTGCACGTATGATTAAAGAACTTACAGAGCCTAAAATGAATTGGCGTGAAATACTACGTCAGCAAATTCAAAGCACAATTAAAAGCGATTATACATTTATGCGTCCTAATCGTAAAAGCTGGCATACTGGTGCAGTTCTTCCAGGTATGAACTTTGCAGACACTATTGATATTTGTATTGCATTAGATATGTCAGGTTCGATCGGTAATGCTCAGGCACAAGATTTCTTAGGAGAAATCAAAGGCATTATGGAAGAATACAAAGACTATAAAATTAAATTATGGTGCTTTGATACTGCGGTTTACAACGAAGCAGACTTTAGTGCAGATGGCGGCGAAGACCTCACTGACTACGAAATCTACGGTGGCGGCGGCACTGACTTTATGTGCAACTGGACTTATATGCACGAAAATGATATTCAGCCTAAGAAGTTCATTATGTTCACCGATGGTTATGCTTGGGATAGCTGGGGTGAAGAAGACTACTGTGATACAGTATTTTTAATTCACAGCAACCGAGATAAACACTTGCAAGCACCATTTGGTGTTACTGCACACTATGAGGAAACACATGCCGCATAATTTAAAGGAACCAAATCCTTTAAATATTTTTAAAATACGACAGCTCGAAAAACCTCCGGTTCATTTCGAGTATGTTAACATACCTATGTCTTACAACTTAGAACATGCCATTGCTAAATGGATTGAAGCAAATATGAAGCATCGCTTTTACGTAGGTAAGACACTTGACCTTAGGGAAGATAAGGTTTCTGTCCTATTAAAGATAGGATTTGAAGATCCTAAGGAATTATCATATTTCACTTTGGCATGTCCACATTTGAAATACAAGTAAATATATACATACTTTAAAGGAGAAAGACAACTATGGCTGAAGAAAAACAAGCTGAAGCTCAACAAGCTGCCGAATTGACAGTGCAAGATCTTGGTTCGATTAAACAAATAATTGATGTTGCTAGTCAAAGAGGTGCATTTAAACCTAACGAAATGATGGTTATTGGTCAAGTTTATACTAAGTTAGAATCATTCCTAGGTGCGGTGCAAAAGCAACAGAAAGAGCAACAGCAACAACAGGAAGCGCCTGAAAGCGCAGAATAAGGAGAAGCATTATGGCTTTAAAACATGTCGGACGTATGGTCCGCAATCAAAGAAAGGTAGTAGTTGCATATCGCACAATTCCAGGTGATGCTGAAAGTTGCGTAGTAGTTACCACTGAAAATCTAATGGCAGACGAGCACGATTCGTTAATGCGTCTAGTAGAATCTAATGCTGGTCAAACAGCAGAAGAACTAGGTCTTGCAATGGCTAGAGCTGTTTTACCGGACGGACGAAACATGTTGGCTGCTTTTCATACCACAGGTAAAATGGTCAAAGCTGCAACTAAAGATGTAGAGATGATGCCTGATAATAAAACAGTTATTAATCTAGCTGAGTTGAATAAGATCATTGCAGAGCAAAAAGGTGTATCTATTGAGGATCTAGCAATAAAAGATAACACTCCTGTAAAAAAAGAAGCACCTATTGATCTAAATCCTAAAGTAGATGAAGATGTAACAGAACTTGCTACAGCACAAACGTTACAAGCAAGTGAAACAGAAGTACTAACAGACGAGCAACTGGCTGCTCAATATCGGTCTCAGGCTGATGCTTTGTTCAAAGAAGCCAAGAAACTTAGAGAACAAGCAGAAGGCCTTGTTCCTACTAAGCGTAAGACTAAGAAGACCGAAGAGAGTGCCTAGGAAAAAATCCGACCCACTATTGCCACCGGATGTAGTAGATCACTGGCCAGAAGTATTCGAGCATATCGACATTGACGTAGTACCTTTAGAGTATTTAAGTACAGTCCGTGTCGAGTTCTCGGATGGTAAAATCTGGGACATTGATATACAGAAAAGTATACAAAAAAGTAAAGATTTAAATTTAGAAAATACGTTAGATGATCTCTTTAACGAGTATCAAGATCAAATAGTAAACGTTGATTTTAGACTGGATACGCAGCGATTAAAGAGAGATATTACTAAACGTACACATCTTTTTATGAAGAAGCGAAAATGATATCTCTTTCGAAAAATGATAAATACTTTGTAGGAACGATACCAGGAGTATTTAGATGGCATTAAGAATCAGACGAGGAACAGACGCAGAAAGGCAAACGATCGTGCCTTTACAAGGCGAGCCTGTCTACGTTACAGATACAAACAAACTTTTTATAGGTGATGGAGCAACACAAGGCGGAATATTAGTAGGTCCGCAGTCGCAAGAAGATTTTGATCTTGTTAATGATACGTCACCACAACTAGGCGGTAACTTAGATTTAAACGGTAATGATATTACTGGAACAGGTAATATCAGCATTGACGGTACTATTACAGCAACAGGTGCAGTAAACTTAGGTGATAATGCAGGCGGTGATACACTAAATGTTGGTGCTTTAATTACTAGTTCATTACGTCCATCAACTGCTAATGCATACGATATTGGTACTCCTTTACGTCCTTGGGCAAATGCCTACATTAGAGATATCGTTGCATCAGAAACAGTTGAAGCAAACAACATTACTGTAAAAGAAAATATTGTAAGCGAAAACAGCACAGTAATTTACAACGGTTCAACAGATAGTATTTCAGTAACAAATATTAGTGCCGCAAGCGTAACAGCTGATCTAATGGGTTCTGTCTTTATGGACGACAGTACTACACAACTAGTTGACGCAGTTAGCGGTACGTTTACTACTAGAGGCGGACTAAAACTTGACGGACAACAAATTATAAGTCCAGATAATGGTCTTCAAACAATTGACTTTAGAGCATCAACTGTTAATATGACAGCATATGGACTAGA